GAATCCTGATTCAGACCATAACACAGGTTATGCTGTAGATTTAACACACGACCCTAAGCGTGGCATCGACTGCGCTGACATCTTCCAGAAACTAAAGGAAGACAAGCGAGTTAAGTACCTGATTTTCAAGGGAAAGATTTGGTCAGCAGAACGTGCGAAAGAAGGAGACCGTGAATACACTGGCTCCAATAAGCACAATAGACATCTTCATGTGTCAATCAATGAGGGGATGGGCAATGATACTTCACCCTGGTTCTGGTGGCTTAATCAGCCTAAGGTAATCAATCAGGTGAAGGCGGTACTAATACCATCGCCAAGTAAAAAAACGTATAAGACTGCAGTTTGCACTTGTTGCAAAGTCCATGCGTCAAATCCTACGTCCTAAGGAGGACTTATGAACACAGAGAAACTAGTTGCAATCGCAGGCACGTACCTACGCGCTGCCATCGCATCAGTGCTAGCAATGTACCTTGCAGGAATTACAGACCCTAAAGCATTAGGTTCAGCATTCCTTGCAGCCATCGCAGCACCTATCCTTAAGGCATTAGACCCTAAAGAGTCTGCCTACGGCAAAGGTTCAGAGTAACCATTTAAGGCCCCTAGCAGGGCTATAGAGACAAGAAACCCCCTTACCTTAGTGATTATACTAGGGCGAGGGGGTCTTTTGTCGTTTCTACAGGTTAGTCTTGGTATTCCTCTTCAAGATATTCCAAGAATTGTTCGTATCGTTTTCCATTGATACGAGCCTTTATTTCGTAATAGATTGCTTCTAAAACATAGAATACAGTGATACCAGTTAGCGAAGCCAACGCTACTTCTAAAAAGTTTGACACAGTTCTCCCCTTACTATAATATATATTATATATATATAAGGCCGAAGGCCTTTATATAATTACTTACATAACTAAGTATACACATGATTTTTCAAATGTCAACTATTTAAACAATTGACAAATACCCAACTGTAGTCTTATACTGTAATTATGTCAATCAAACTAGAAGAATATACTCTACCAGAGCACATATCGTACTCTGCGTTCACTACCTACCTCACGTGTGGGTATCAATACTACCTGGGTAGACTGCTCAACAAGCAGGAAGCCCCATCCGTCTGGTCTGTTGGAGGGTCAGCGTTCCACCTGGCGTGTGAAAACTACGACAAGGAGAACGCATGAGCGTACAACAACTATGGGACCAAGCCTGGCTTGAGTCTAAAGGTGACACTGACCTAACCAATGCACGTGTTGGTGGTCGTGCCACTAAAGCAAACCCTAACAAGGAAGATATCAACTTCTGGCAAAACCAAGGACCTAAGTGGGTTGAGGCTTACATCGCATGGCGTAAGACTAACCCAACATGGAATATCTGGACAGCGCCAGACGGCAACCGAGCAATCGAACTTGCCCTGACTCCTGTAGTCAAGGATGTGCAGGTCAAGATGATTATCGACCGAGTGTTTGAAGTCAACGGTGAACTTGTAATTGTCGACTTAAAGACATCTCAGAACACGCCAACCAGCAACCTTCAACTTGCCTTCTATAAACTGGGTCTAGAACAGACCTTTGGTATTGAGGTCAAGTGGGGAACATACTACATGTCACGTGGGAATAACATCTCCGAGATGGTGGACCTATCCGAGTACACCTACGAGAAGATGGAATACCTCATAGAAACATTTGACAAAGCCCGCAAGGCTGCGTTATTCTTGCCCAACACAAACAGTTGTCAGTACATGTGCGGGCTTACCGAGTACTGCCAATTCTCTATTAAGAAGGATAAATAAATGGCCGAAGACTGGAAGTTACAAGTATCATATAAGACCCCATCAGGGGATATGATTAACATCCGTGCTAATACCAGCGATGAACTAAGTGTTCTACTCGAAGGTGTTGGCGACTATTCAACTCAGATTGCTGCAGTTCAGCGTTTGGTAGTTGGTGCATACAACGTAGCCCCTTTGGGGACAGCGCCTACAACAGTAGGCACAGGGCAATCCACGAACTTCGCTCCACCCCAGGCGCAGGCTCCGTCCGCTATGGCTCCAGCAACCCCAGTACAGGGTGGACCAACATGCCAACACGGACCTCGCAAGTACAAGTCGGGAATCTCCAGCAAGACGGGGAATCCATACGCGATGTGGGTCTGTCCGATGCCTCAGGGCGCGGACCAATGCAAGCCAGTCAACTAGTACCAGAACAATTTCCATTTTAAATTAACTAGGAGGGGAACAAGTGAGAACACTAGTACGCTCAGTAGGACGTGCCTCAATTGGAGGGGAACCCCTTCCTAGTTCATTTAGAGCATTTGAACAGAACAAGATTATTATACGTCGTTCAGAAGTTTCTATGTTTGCAGGTGCGCCAGGAGCAGGAAAATCTACCCTTGCTCTAGCACTTGCACTCAAGACCAACGTGCCAACATTGTACATCTCAGCAGATACCAATGCACACACGATGGCTATGCGTTTAGCATCTATGATTTCGGGGAAGAGTCAGTCAGATGTAGAACAGAAACTTAATACTGATGTTGGTTGGACGAAAGCAGTCCTCCAAAAAGGAAGTCATATAATCTGGTCGTTCGAATCCTCACCAACGTTAGAAGATATCGATGAGGAAGTTCAAGCCTTTGAGGAGTTGTGGGGATGTAGCCCATCACTCATTATCTTGGACAACCTTATGGATGTTGCCACTGATGGTGGCGAAGAGTTCGCATCTATGCGAGCCATTATGAAGGAGTTGAAGTACCTTGCGAGAGCAACTAATGCAGCGATTGTCGTATTACATCACACTTCGGAAGCAGTTCCAGGGAATCCTTGTCAACCGCGAAGTGCTATTCAAGGAAAAGTCTCTCAACTCCCTGCGCTTATATGTACACTTGGAACTGTTGGCACATCAATGGGCGTTGCATCAGTCAAGAATCGCTATGGAAGAGCAGATGCAAACGGAACACTCATGACATGGCTTGCGTTCAATCCAGAATATATGTACATCGATGATATACCAGAGAATGTTTAGGAGAGGTTATGTTAATGGAAAAAACATTAAAGATTATGAAGCAAGAAGCATACGTACAGGGGTGGCAAGATGCAGCAGATGCAATCACATCTAAGTTTGAAGAGTCATTACGCAGTTCAATCGAAAACCTAGAACTACCTAACTTTGAGGATAACGATGACAACAAGGAAAAGTCACAAGGCTAGAGGTGCGACGTATGAAACCGACATCCGCGACTGGTTTAGAGCAAATGGATACGATAGTGAACGACTTGCTCGAACAGGTGCAAAAGATGAGGGAGACGTTGTTGTCCGCAAAGACTTCCTTGGTTCAATTGGGGTTATCGAATGTAAGGCCCCAGGAGCGGGTAATAGTATTGACCTCAGCGGTTGGACAAAAGAGGCTCAAATCGAAGCAAAACATTATGCGGAAGCAAGGGGTATCGACAGTGAGTCAGTCCTCCCTGCGGTACTTATCAAGGCTCGAGGAAAATCAATAGCGGATTCATATCTAGTATTAAGGTTAGGCGATGTATTTGGTGGATGATTTACCAGACATAGTAGCAGTGTTGAAACACTACGGTGCTAACATTACTCGAGCATCTGGTCAAGTCAATATCAAATGTCCATTCCATAATGATAGTCATGCAAGTGCAAGTTTTAATACAAGGCAGAACATTTTTAATTGCTTCGCGTGTGGTATGCAAGGCAATAGCATTCAAATAATTGCTAAACAGGAAAGGTGTGATATACGTGAAGCAAAGTCTATCGCAGAAGGAATTACTGGGGAGAGCAACCAGCAAGTACGCGGAAAGCATCTCTCTGGCGGAAGATTACCTAGCAAGCAGGGGAATAACAAGGGAAGTAGCACGTCTGGCGCGATTAGGCGTAGTAGGGGAGCCTGAGCCTGGACATGAACAGTACACGGGAAGACTTAGCATTCCGTACATCACTAAGACTGGTGTCGTTGACCTGCGCTTTCGCTCTCTTAACCCTGCTGTTGAACCCAAGTATATGGGCATGGTCGGGGTTGATACTCGCATGTACAACGTACTTGATATTGAAATTGCAGGCGACTGGATTGGTGTCTGCGAAGGAGAACTTGACACGCTTACTATGTCTAAGTTGGTTGGAATTCCCTGCGTTGGCGTTCCTGGAGCGAACTCATGGAAGAAGCACTATACAAGATTACTTGCAGACTTTGAAAGAGTCTTCGTCTTTGCCGATGGTGATGCCCCAGGGCGTGAGTTTGCGGCAAGTTTATCAAGAGAATTACCAGTCACAACAGTCACCTTCGGAGACGGAGAAGATGTTAACAGTGCTTACATTCGACATGGAGCGCAATTCATTAGAGAAAAAATGGGGCTAAACATTGATTGACATTCCACCATGCGCAGTATGCGGACAACACTTTGATAACATTTTCGAGGCGACTGACCACATGATTGACGACAATGAAGAAGAAGAATTCAATCCTGAGATTGTACTCCCTAATGGATACAGGTTACTACTTGGAAGCCTACTGCGTCAACTCTTTGATAAGGCTGATAACCCAGAAGAGATACGAGCCATTACCCAACTGACTTACGGGACACTGTACGCAGCAGAATCAGACGTAGGCCTAATGAAGAAGTTGGTCGAGGATGCAATCATTCATGAGCACATGTCAGATATAGATGACGAATTAAAAGAACTACTAGAGGAGGATAAGTGAACAAAGAAGTAACGAGAGAGTTACACTTGGAAACTCATTTGAGTAATACAGTCTATGAGTTGTCACAACTCCTCATTAGCAAGCATCAAGACTATGGTCCAAAGAATATATCACAAGCCCCTGGCGGTGCTATCAATGGACTACGCGTGAGAATGCACGACAAACTAGCACGAATCAATAACTTATTCGACACAA